GATTTGAAGAGTATTGCCACCAGCGGATACCATCCATTGATGGAAAATATTCAAAGTTAGCTGTACCATCATTCAAACCATAGCCGGCAATCCAAAGGCTATTTGGAAATTTTGCAAGAATCTGCTCATAATAAATATTATTAAGCGTGAATGGCTTGTAGCTGTAATAGATTGGCTCGTAGCCATTTTCTTTGAGGATTTCCATGAAGCGAATACAAGCATCTGTATTTGCTTGTTTATCTCCGCTTGCGTGATCTTCGTAGTCGAGGCACAAGTATTTTACTTTTTTAGGCACATTGTCCAGAAAATACCTTGCTTCTCTTTCAGCTTCGTCTACGTCTCCACCAAACCAAGCAAAATGATAGAAGCCAATCGGATTGGACTGCTCTATTTGAGCATGTCGGCAAGGGTTTAGATAATTTGTACTTTCAGAAATTTTGATAATGGTATTCTGTGTACCCATGTCAGCCAAAATACCTGTAATATCGTATCCATTGTGGCTAGATACATCGATGAATAAGTCGTTTTTCTTCATTATTTTCTCCTAATTTCCGCTTGGCTCTTGATAGTCAAGAGCCCGTTTGCTGTCAGAAAGCCCTGCAGTTGTTGGATCTGGAATGATATTTAGAATATTTACAATCGTCAACCCAACAAGATAAGGGTTTGCAAAGAATTTGCCAAGCAAGTCTAAAATGACTCCCCAACTAACCAAATCTTCTAATTTAAGATTGAAATAGGCCAGAATTGGCAAAGCTAAAGCAAATGCCACTCGCAATAAGAATGTTTTATTTTTTAAGCTAAAACGTACTTTCCAGTTAATCATGTTCATTTCTCCTTTTATTGTTTATTTTGAATTAAATTTTTAAGCTCTCTTACGTCTTCACCAAGCGACTTCACTTGCTCAGCTAGTACTAAGATAGCCTTATTCTGTTCATCGTGGTTATCGAGCCGTTTGTTGGCTGATGTCTTGAATTCGTTCAGATTCTCGATATCTTTCTCTAAAATCGTAAGACGATTCTCTTGTTTGGTTGCTTTATCTTTCATCGAAAAATAAAGACCAATCACAGGGATAAGGGTGATAAAGATCTGTACGAGAAATCGTTCATATCCTGGCATATACACCTCTACTCTTTCCCTTCAAATTTCCAAGCAACACCCGTTCCGTTTTGTTCCAGAGTTCCGTTAGTCGCAAACGCGCTGACAGGTTCGCCGTTGTAAGTAAATTCTTTGTTAAGCTGCACTAGGATGCGCTTACCTTCGCCATTCACTTCAACGTGCTCAGGGTCTTCAATCGTGATTAGGTCATGTGGCAAGTAGGTCTTACCAACTTCAGCGAGTGGAATTAACTCAACCAATTCTTTATAAGTCGTGCCGTACTCGATATTCTTGCTCATGACAGAGTTCAAGACAAGAACATGAATGACCTTCTGGTTCACCTTTGCATTTTCTTCAGTCTGCTTGATGATTTGAGCAAGTCTGTCCTGCTCGCTCTTGTTGTGTGCAATCTGTTGCTCAGCCTGTTCAAGCTGCGCCTGTGTTTTGACGATTGCTGCTCCTGGATCAAGCTCGGCACGAATGATACTTTTAACTGCTTCAATCAATTCTTCATCTGATTTACCTGTCTGATTACCCTGCAATTCACGAGAAAAGATTGTATAAGGTGATTCACGATGAATCACGACTTCTGTTGTATCGAATTTCAAGTATTTGCTTCTCACTGTATACTCTGTTGCCATTTTTTATTCCTCCACTGTTCCTTCTTGTTGTTTAGGTTCGAGTCGATTCTTCAACTCTTCAAGTTGTGTCTCTAGTGCTTCACGTTTTTGAACTTCTTCCAGATACAATGCCTGGAAGGTTGATCTCTCAACTGTTAGTCGTGCTATGTCTTGTGCGATAATTTCTAATGCATTCATGCTATTTTCCTTTCTAACGTCTCAATTCGTTGAGACAGTTCCTGAATCGCCTTAAGGGCGATAGTAGTTAATCTGAGATTGTCCAAGTTCAACGTGTCACCGTTCTCGTAAACAAGCGCAGGATCCACCTCTTGAACTTCTTGGGCAATCAATCCAATCTTCGTGTGTGCTTGTCGTGGTCTATCCTCTTGATTCTTCCAATCGTATTCCTTGAATTGGAATTGATGGATATAATCAAGAGCCTTGTGCTCACAATCAATGATGTTTTCTTTCAAACGTCTATCCGAGAAGTGCTGGTTGATAATTGACCACAAGCCGTATGCTTTCCCAGCGTATCTATAGTAAATATCATTTCCAGAGCCCCCAAAATCAAGAGAGACATCTGAATTCCAGAAACCTATGCTAGCAGTGTCTTTTCCGCCGACGTTTCCTTTAACGGTCTTCAACCAACCAATTCCTTTGGACTTGATGTAGCCTTCAACCGTTAATAGAAAATCATCGCTATCGCTAGCATAATTATCCGTAGTAAAGTCCGTATCTTTGTAAATAAAAAGGCCGTAAGGCACGTTCTCACCTCGACCATATGATCCGATGAACTGGACTCCCAAGCCGTCTCTGGCATTGACGGTACGAGGCACGTTAATCTGTAGACCGCCATTCACCGTATCAAATGAGCCATAAGAGCCGAGTTGAATTTGGGTATGTCCTGTCAGGGTTCCACCGTAGATGCTTACTCCTCGAATCGTTCCACCGTAAATCCTATCACCGCTTAAAATACCTGAGCGAACCTGACTGGCATCGATTGCAATACTCTGCACACGGTTGATGAATGCTTGCTTGGCAAATAGTTGACTCAAGTAAGCTTCATTTGCTACAAGCTTATTGAAGAATGCCTGGTCAACCTTCAGTTTTTCAGCTGTGACCGCTTCAGCATCTAAAACGATCGTAGTCACCGAACCTGCTTCAAAATTGGCCGTTTTCAACTTGTCAACCATAGCAGACTTGATAACAGCCCTATCAATAAGGGTTTCGCCTGTAATATGAGTCAACTTACCAACGAATCGATTATGACCGTTAGCACCAAGATTGATTCCTGAAATCAAATCACCTGCGCTGTTGATGTTCTGGACGGCCCACGAGCCAGCTAACTGACTTTGAACCGAGCGAACGGCTTCATTCGTGTCCTCTGGAGCTTCTGTGTAAGGTGTTGCATACGATCCTTTTTCAAGTTTAAATCCTGCAACATATAGATTTGTATTTAGATTAGGTCGTTCCACTCGAGGGAAGATGAAGCCATCCGCTGTGATGTTGAAAGTAAAAGAATAACGCTTCCATTCTTTTGTTAAAATAACCGATGTTTCAGCTGGAACACCCCACCCCTTCTCGACAGAGCCATTTCTATTTACATAAAAAATTACTCTATCATTATTCCAGTCACTCTTCATCCACAAGCTGAATGTATAGATTTCACCAATCTTTGCATCAATCTCTTGTCCGATGCCATTCCACGAATTGTTTTTAAATAAGACATCAACACCTTTGTATTTTTCAGCGTGCTTTTTCCAATTAGCCGACTTGTTTTTCCAATCACCTGAGAAATCTTTTGTGCCTTTCAACAAATTTTGACCATTACTAGCATTTTTGGCAACCTCAACTTGAAATAGCTGACTCGTCATAGCCATCCGAGCGACATTATCAGCAATCCCGTTATCTGTATTACCCAGAATGCGTTCATAGAGTTGGCTTGTCTCTCGAACTCGCTGGAAGTCAGTAATCTCTACTTTTCGTGCTAGCTGATTTGTCACATTCGAAAATTGACTATCAGCATTCGCTTTGTTAGCAGAGACTTGATCAGATATTCTACCCATTTGTCGTTCAGCATTATCCTTGTTTGTAGCAACCTGAGTAGTTAAATTTGAAATCTGATTATCTGTCCCCTGTTTATACGTCGTAACTCGACTCGAAATATCCGTGAATTTCCCGTCTACCGAATGCTTATAATCCGCTATTTTCGTTGCAATCAATCCGTTTTGTGAGTTGGTAATAGCTTCGAATTGTTGCCTGATGCTCCTCGCATCTTCATCATACCTGCTCCTCAAAATATAGTTTCTTGCTACATCTTGTCTGTAAATATTGATGTTAGTGATGCTCTCATTCCTGGCATAGCTCTTCAACGCTTCCTGTCGCTGACCATCTTGATCAACATAAGACTGAATAGCTGATAAATCGGTTCGCAAGCCCTGAGCTGTCCGCTCAAAGGTAGCCTTGGCTTCTGTGATAAGGCCGTCAGTGTCCTCAGGAGCTGGCTTTGGAGACGTAGCAATAGTTCCTTCTTCTAACTGTGGATCTCGAATATAAACTACATCACCAATCTGCCATCCGTTTGCGTAAAAAACGCATGAATAGTATTGCTTAAACGCAACTTTGAATGTGTTGGAAATTCGTTCCCATTCTGTTGAAATAGATACATTTCTCTTTAATCCACCGGCTTCAAATCCCATTGAGTGGAATGTAATTGGTCGACTTGATTTTATATCCCAAGACCAGGTCATGTCTTTTCCTTGAAATTCATTCGCTCTCAAATCGAAAAAGACCTTATGGAATCCACCGATACCAGCTTTTGTACAAGTAGCCTTCAGCATATATCCACTCTTAGCAAACTGATCTTCTACCCGTTCAAATTTCCAACCGGAGCTAATGATATTAAGAGGTAGTAATCCGTTCCAGTCGTAATTCCGAATAAAGTTCCTGCCACCGACTCTCAAGTTTGAAAATTCTTCTCGCAATTTCCCAGCTTCAGCTGTGACCAGAGTCTTATCTGCTTTGTCCTTTGTCGCGTTCAGGATTTCCTGATGGATTCCGCTTGCCCGCACCTCAAACTCAGCCAGATTCAATTTCTGATTTAGCTCGTTCTGCGTGCTTGTTTCCAAGCTCTTCACAGATTGCCGGATATTCTCAGCAGTCACGTTGAGCGTGCTGATATCCGCTTTGGTTCTTAACCCTTCAGTAAGACGGCTTACACCAGCGTCAAGTGCATCAGCGCGCTGTTTAAAGTTGGATTCAACTGCTGAAATCTGACCTTCTATATCTTCAGGAGCTTCTGAATAAGAAGTATCTACATCGCTTATTTCGAACTTCGGCATCCAGATCCAAACTGTTCCTTCTTGATTGAAATTGAATAACCATTCATTTGTCGTTTGCACAGACCAGTTTGTCCAATTTTTGGGAATGTGAACAACATATCGTTTAATTTCTGTAGATAATATCACATTTCCATTTTTATAACCGATATTGCCTAATCGAGATCTTAGCATTATTCCATTTTTATTTGCCTTCGCATAAAATGTAATTGTTACATCTTGATTAGTCGTACTTCCGAAAACTACTTTCCCAAATTGGCCCAGCGCTGGGTAAGTAACCTTAGGATTACCGCCATCTCGGCCAGATGGATTCAGACCAACGATTTTTAAGGCATTATGACCTAAATACTTATCAGTGCTATCGATAGTAGCCGTATATGTACTCGTCGTCCAAATACCTGTTTTTGAAATGTCCTTTTTAAAGAGCGAATTCAAGAATAGATTTCGGCCAGATGCCTG